CCTCAACGAGAACATTTTAGCATGGGGATCAGAAGAGTTTTGTATTCCATACATCTCTCCTATCGACAATAGAGTTCATAGATATTTTCCAGACTTTCTAATCAAGGTGAAAGAGTCCACTGGTAAGATCAAAACCTATGTGGTTGAGGTCAAACCAGAAAAACAAACTACACCACCAAAGAAGAAGTCAAGAGTGACAAAATCATACATCTATGAGTGCAAGACTTATGCAGTCAATCAAGCAAAGTGGAAAGCAGCTCAAGAGTATTGTGCGGATCGTAGGATAGAGTTTAAGATCATTACAGAAAGAGAACTCGGAATCAAATGAATCGCATCGAACCGATCCTTAATGAACTGAATGGTGGAACCATGGATCAGGAAGATCAGATGGTGATGATCATGGATGCACTGAGTGATACCGTCACACCAATACCTGACGCTGGAAGCATTTGCACCTTTGTTTACAATGCTAAAACACCCGGAATCAGATACGATCAACACCCACTTGTGGCAGTAACTGATTTATTTGCATGGGGATTCCGTGGAACAAACTTTCATCATAGGGAAACAAGACAATATACATGGAATGAAATTGCAGGTCAGGTCTACATAGTTCAGCGTAATGAACTTGATGATTTGTTGTCTGTCAGATATGGCAAGTTTATCACTAAATAAGTAAAAAACCATCCCTAATGGCTCAACAAAGGCAGTTTACAAAACCAAGTGAAGTAACATTAGTAGATACCATTACGGGTTACGGCGGTGGTGGTGCTCTAAATCCAGAACTTGGTGCAACAAAGAAAAAGGTAAATATTGCTACGATTGTTACTAGGACAAATACAAAAAATGCTGATGGAACGCCAGTATATACGAAACAAGTTATAAGATTTGATGAAAAATCATCCATACCAAGTGATGGTAACGCAACTTATGTTGATGCTAATACAGATTTAACAAAGAATAGATACCGATCAGGAGATGCATTAGCAGGTCAAGATGCACTCTCTGTATATGACTATGGTGATGGCACAGGAGAACCTGTAAAGATTGGTGAGGTTATAGCGAATGGTAGTACATCTGATAAAGCATTACGACTAGACCCCACTAGCAAAGCAACTGATTTAGAGAAAAAAAATCTGCTTGGTCCAATTTTTGATAGTCAAAAGACACAGATTAACTCTGTTAAAGATGATTTTCCACTGAATGATCTTGATCAGAAAGCATTGGATGAAGTTGGAGGAACAGGTAGAAACTTCGCATCAGAGTCCCCACCAGATTCTCCATCGACGCCAGTTAATCCCCAAGATTTTTTGCCTAGAAACCCAGGAAATGCAACTGGGTTTGAAGATTTTAGATATCCAGAAGACCTTGATATAAGCACTCAAGATTCTTTACTCATAAGCATTTTTGATAGACAACCCAGGGGTTTTAAAGGTGGAGCACAACAATCTATAAGTGCTGCTGCAGAGAGAAACCGTGGAGGTAGAGTTGACATTTCAAAAAGGTTAGCAGCAATTCTTCTTCCAATACAGGGAGGAATCAATGATAGATTATCTGTAAACTATGACAAAAATGAATTGAACTTCATGCAAGGATTAGCATTTCAAACTATCATCGCGGAGGTGGCAAAGAAACAAGGAGATGGCACATCAGGTACAGATATGTTAAACGATGCTGTTACTCAACTTGGATCTGGTATAAACAGGAAACAAGTTAATTTTGCACTTGGAGCAGCAGCAGCGAATGCTGCTCTTGGTAATCTAAAGGGTAATCAGACAGTCAACACAGTGCAATCTAGATTTAATGGTCAAGTATTCAACCCTAATCTTGAGTTACTATTCACCGGTCCCAACTTAAGAGAGTTCACCTTCCAATATTTGTTTACACCTAGAAGTCAAGGGGAAGCAGGGCAAGTAATCGGAATCATAAAAACATTGAAGAAATATATGCTTCCAAGAACACAATCATCTGGACAAGGTGAAGACTCATTCTTCCTGAAATCTCCAAGGATTTTCAGACTTGAGTATCAAAACGATGGAAGTCCTCACCCATTCCTAAATAAGTTTAAAGATTGTGCCCTTTTATCTTGTGGCGTTGAATACACCCCACAAGGCACATATGCAACATTTCCAGACGGTGTGATGCACGCATATAGAGTGTCATTAAACTTTACTGAACTTGATCCAGTGTATGCAGAGGATTTTGAGGAGGGATCAGGATCAACCTCATTTAGTACACCTGGTCTGAACAGCACTATTCGAGGTTTTAGTTCTAACTTTGGTTCACAATCAAGCGGTTTAGGTTTCTGATATGTCAAACTACTTTAGACGCTTACCTGACTTTGAATATGTTAGCAGACTTCCTGATGCGAAGATCTCTGATTATATCAAAGTAAAAAACCTTTTTAAAAAAGGTGTCATAAGAAGTGATATATTTCAAGAAACGTCTTTCTTCACCAAGTATCAAATCATTGGTGATGATCGACCAGACAATGTAGCATCAAAAGTTTATGGTGACTCATTCCTTGACTGGGTTGTTTTACAATCAAATAATATTATCAATATTCAAACCGAATGGCCACTCTCCCAGATAGACTTTGATAGATATTGTCTTGAAAAATATGGTAGTTACGATACATTATTCAATGGTGTTCACCATTATGAGACTGTTGAAGTAAAAAATAGCAATGGTGTTGTAATAGTAGAGGAAGGCAAACAAGTTCCTTCAGACTTCTCAGTGCAATTCTTTGATAATAAACTTGAGCAAATAATAACTGCAAGTAATATCACTACTGAAATCACAAACTACACATACGAGGAAGAAATACAAACAAATAAGAGAAATATTTTTCTACTCAAACCGATCTATATTCAAGCTGTCAAAGATGACATTGAAGAAATGATGACATACCAAAAAGGTTCCACCCAATACATGAGCGGAACCTTGAAGCGTGCTGATAATATCAGACT